GCCCCGTTCGACGGTCGGAATAGAACCTCTGTCCTGTTCTGAATCTGCTCGCCGAGCAGCGTGCTGATCGTTGGCAAGATTTTGTTGATAGTAAGCGCCGGACGACGCTGCAGGGCCAGCTCGTTCATGTCGGCCTGTAGCCACTGGTCGTTCATCAAAAAGCGATCACAACGATCAGCTTTCGCAACAAAGTCAAGGTGGCCGCGATCTCTAGCGTAACTGAAAGCTTCAAACTGTTTTTGTGTCAGGGCGGCGTTAATCGGCATATTCTTACTCCGCGCGAACTGGCTGACCCAGCACCTGTGCCCCTGTCAGGGCGATGTTTTTCTTGATGGTCGCCGGAGCGTTCACCACATATTTAGTCCCGTACAGCTTTGGGCCGGTAGCTTTGGAGAGCAGCGCACTCAGACCGCGTAGACCTTTCACAACAGGCACCGCTTGAGCAGCATTCATCACCGTGCCGCCATCCACTTGATCTGCTGCCATGTCGTTTGCAACCTGGCCGGCTGCGACCAACGGGTGGATACCAGCAAGGTTGTCAACCGTTGGGTACTCTTCACGCAACTGTTTGATGGCGGTGTTGCCCTGGACCATGTCGCTTGCAATCGGCCCACCGATGGCCTCCCGAAGCCCCTGCCCCAGCTTTCTGACGCTGTACGGGCCTGCAAACGGCGTGTCTAAGAGGCTTGGCATTACTGCAACTGAATCAAGGGTTGGTCTATAGGCTCTGCCGCCTCAATCTCTTCGCGTGACTCGCGCATGGCGGTGTACAGCTCCTGCAGCGGGTCCAGCTCCAACTTCTCCAGCTGTTCGCGCTTCCAGGACCAGGTGTTGCGATACTTGTCGAAGGTGGCAAGGCCGATGCGCTCGCACTCCTGAGCGATGACGACGGAGTGGAAGCCCGCGCCAACGATGGCGTCGATAGTGAGTGTTTTCATTATTTGAGAAATCTCAGTTTGTAAGCGCTGGTGGCGCAGAGCTGGACGACTTCATCCACGACGTTCTGCAAGTGGGTGTCCTCGGCGTCGATGGCTTCGTAGCGGTTCTGCTCTACCCACTCTTTCAGCTCTGTCACAAGCTTCAAGCCGTCTGCTTCCTGGGTGAACCGGGACTTCGTGGTGAAGTCGATCAAGCCGTGGGCACCCTGGTAGCCCTCAGCGATGCTGTCGGCCAGGGTGACGATGCCGTCGTAGAACTCCTGAAGCGCGACGTGCTGCGCATAGGAGCGCACACCGAGATGGATGATGTGCGCGTTGGTCCGCGCATGAAAAAGTCGGTAGATCAGTTCACCAATCATGGGATGTCTCGTCAGAGTGTGCATGGAGTGTATCAGATTACGAACACATATGCGAAGCGCCACCGGTGTCCATAAAGCGACCCAGGTCGTCCTTCCAACTCTTCAACTTCGGTGTGTAGTCCTTCTGGCGCGGTGCCAAGCGACTCAGGGTGAGTCGGATCGCCCAGCTCAGCGAGTCTACGCAATCGTCATGTTTACCTGCCGGGAAGTACAGCATCTCGCGGTGCACTTCTGAGAACCACGGTGCCTTCTTGTCGAAGAACACCTTACCCAGCTGCATCCGACCTCGTAGTGGGTTCGCCCGAACCATCTTGTCTGTCAGCGGGCGTAGCACCTCGTAAGTAGGGAACATGCGACGTTCCTCGCAGCGCTTGGTAAACTGGCTCTCAATAGCACGCCAAATCTGCCCATCCTCGAAGCCCAGCGCGTCGGCGTCGTATGTGGTGGCAAAGTCCAAGATGCTGTCCACAATCCTGAAGCTGTCACCACTGCGGAACCTCTGTACGTCAAGCACGTAGACGTTGTCGCGGTGATCTACCCCGATACATGTACCCACGGTGTAGTCGCTCTCCTTGCCCTCACTAATGGCAAAGTCCCAAGCCTGATACACGTACAGCTCGCGGCGGTCTGGAGGTGACCCGTAGTAGTTGAACATCTCCTTACTGAAGAAGTTACCCTCGTCAGGTGTGGGGTTCTGCTGGTATAGCGCGTCCCATATCCGCTTCTGGCCACCCGCGACAAAGTTCCGCTTGATATTCAGCATCATCTTCGTGTCGTACCGCGCTGGGTGTAGCGCCGTGTCCTTGACACGAGTGAGCCGCGAACCTGGCGGCGGTGGCGCGTCGTTCGGCGCAAACTGCTCAATGCTGTCGTCAGGGAGGATGTACTCGTCACCCCTGTCGTTGATAGCAGGATACTTCACCACCTCGAACTCGTCACCCTCACCACTCTGCATGGCCTGGATGATCCTGCCGGCCCAGTCGTCTTCGTTCCACCAGGTATTGTGGGATACCGCGCCGTTGGCTATGAAGTTTTCAGTCTCTTCAACCTGAAGGTCGAAAACCTCTTCTTCGCAGTCGTACTCAACGCTTACCACTCTTTCGAGCGTGAAGTCTGAGATATTTAGCGGCGGCAAGTGCCACTGACTCATTAGCAAGATGTCCGATTCCTGCGTTGCAGTCGTTGCAGAGCAGTGCTCGCACTCGCCCTGTGTCGTGGCAGTGATCAACGGCGAGCTTGTGCTTCCAGTGCTCTGGGGAGCGTGCGTCTGCTGCTGGTTTCGCGCAGATGGCACAGCATCCTTTTTGCTTGACGTACATCTCGTCGTACTCGGCTCCGGTGATGCCGTATCTGTGCTTGAGGCGAGCGTCCCTTCGAGCTTCAAACTTCGTGGAGTCGCTACGGCGTCCAGACGCCCAGCGTTGCTTGCCATAGTGATGCGGACAAAGCCCTCGACACTTGGCAGGCTCGTTGCACCCCTCGGCAGAGCATGTAACCCCTCGCCATTTACCCCACTGCCCTTTACGACCACGATTCTGTGGGCTGTAGTCAAGTGTTTCAATCTCGTCCATGTAACCTCGCCTGAAGGCAGCACTGTGAGGAACGGATGCCTCTGATTTGCTCGTAAGATTCTATCAGAGTTTGTAGTGATTCGGAACACGGAATCACGACCATTTGACCTTATATCAACCACTTTCGTAGATGCAAGCTCCCCGCGAGCATAGGTTGCGACTGTGTCTGCCTTTCTTAGAGCATCAAGCCGCTTTTGCGTCCCGTCAGCCATAAGTACGGGGGTGTCACCCGTCATACACAAGATACCCAGCACGCCGCCACCGGGGGCTAGGCGCGTGTAAGCGACGCTGAGATACCATTCCCAGATGTTCTCTCGGATAGTGGGGCTGTCCGCGCTCTCCATGTCACGAACTACGTCATCGACCAAAAGAATATGGGCTCCGCGCCCGACAATTCCTGTACCCACACCGGCAGCTAGGTATCCTCCGCCGCTGGTAAGGTTCCAACTCTCGACTGACTGGCTCGACGGGTCCAGTTTCGCATCCGGGAAAACACTGGAGTACGCCTGATCCCGCATCAAATCCCGTATGTATCGGCTGAAGCTCAGTGACAGACTAGCTGAGTTACTGGTAGCAATGATCTCCCAGTCCGGGTGCTTACCCAGCGCCCAGGGGGCAGCATGGCGTGAGCCTATTTCACTCTTGCCTGACCGTGGTGGGCAGAGCAGTAGCAATCGCGGTGACTCTTTGTTCTCTACCTGTTCAACAAACCGCTCGATGCGCCGACAAATGTCCTCGTGAACCCATCCAGCAGTGTATTTCGGGCGAAAACGCTGAATAAAAGGGAGAAGTTTTCGCCGGCACAGTTCTCGTGACGCCAATTCGACATGGGGGTCTGCACTCGCTTCAAAGTGGTAGCTGGGTGGGTCGTAGGGAAGCTCGTAAGCCTCGTTGATAGCGACCTGATCCTTGCCGTGGGGGATTTCAGGGGCGATGGTGGGTGTTTGTGGTGCTTGAGTGGGTGGTGCGACGACCTTAGGGCGTCGTGGCTTGGGTTTAGGGGCTGCAGGAGTGGGTGCCGGGGACTTCGCCGCCTCCTGCTTGGCGCGTAGCGCCTTGACCGTGATGGGTTTACTCACAGACCACCTCACCTTCGACGACCTTGGCCCGGCCTGCGGCGATTTCGAGTAGCTCAGAGTCCGTCAGCGCCTTGAACTTTGCTGCAAGCGCTTGGTGGCTACCTGACACCTCCAGCTTGATCGTCTCAGGCTCGTAATAACCCAGCATCTTGCCCGCCTCCTTGGCCCCGTTGATCATCTGAGCCGGATCAGCCAGTGTCCTGGCCATGTCGATGGCTTCGATGAAGATATTCAGTATGTCCAACCGCTTGATGGTGCTGATGTCACCCACCTGTCTACGCCCTTCGGCTATGTATTCCTGCACTTCTTCCTGCCTCATGACGTTTTTAGCGGTGCTTGGGTGATACCCGGCGATACGTGCCGCACTGGCTTCGCTCTGACCTTCAAGAATTGCATCGGCAAACACCTTGTGCTTCTGCTCGATGACCGCTGACTTCTCACGCTGAGCCTTCGTGGGTTTCTTGTTCGGTGTGCGTGGGCCTCGGTTGGCGTAGTCGACGGGCATGGGTTCCTCGTGTGCGTGCACCTAGGGGTAGGTACTCGGCTGTTATGCTCTGAGCATCTTCGCTCTGATA